CTCTCCAAGTACGAGGAAGCCGCCGCGATCAGCGCCCGGAACGCTGCCGCCAAGATGGGCTTTTATCTACGTGACCCGCTCCATCCGGGGCCGCAATACGAAGGCCAACGGCAACGCCCGGACGGCACCATTGTGGAGGAAGTCAGCCCGGGCAGTATCTTCGAATTGCCGGCCGGCTACAAGTTTCAAGGGTTTGATCCCGGACATCCGAACGACAGTTACCCGGAGTTCCGGAAAGGGATGTTGCGAACGTGCGCATCGGCATTAGGTGTCATGTATAACACGCTCGGGAATGAGATGGAGAGTGTTAACTACTCCAGCGCTCGGTTCGCTAAAGACGTCGAGATTGCTGCCTGGAAAAACATGCAACGTTTTTACGTTGAATCGGTCTTACAAGAGATTTTTCGGCCATGGTTAGAGTGTTCAATTCTCTCCGGGGCGCTCGCTGCGCCCTTCAGTGCAGTGGACGAAATCTGTAACTCGATCGTCTGGCGGCCGCATGGCTGGCAATTTATCGATCCATTAAAAGATTGTCAGGCGGCCCTGGCAGCTATTGACGGCGGCCTGTCAACTTACCGACGGGAACTGGCCGAGCTAGGAATCGACTGGGACGAATTTCTTGACGAGGTAGAAGAGGAACGCGATGAGCTCAAAAAACGGGGGATAGTGTTTGTAAATCCATTCTCTCGGCGGCCAGAAATCTTGGGTTCATTGGAAAACCCAGATGTTACACCCGAAGAGATGGCGGCCCAGGCATCGAAGTCGCCACCCTAGAACACGTAGTTAGTGGGGGAGATGCCGTCCAAGAGTTACCCGCTACCCTTACAGGTCCGAACCTTTGCACTGCCGCCGGAGGCGCTCGACACGAAAAACCGGACGGTGAACATGTCGTTCTCCAGTACGACGCCGATCTTGCGTTCTCGTAACGGCGAGGACGGCAAACCGGAACCTTATTACGAAGTCCTCTCCCACACGCCCGACTCTATCGTTGACGCTCGATTAAAGAGCGGTGCGGTGCCGTTTCTTTTGGATCATGACAAAGCCCGCATTGCCGGCAAGATTCTTGATTACGCGGTCTCCGATGACAAAGGAATTGCCACCGCCAAGATCAGCCGGAGTCCAACCGGGCAAGAGTTCATGCAAGACGCGCAAGATGGTATCCGCACCGAAATCTCGGTCGGGTATTACCCTAAAGAACTTAAATTGACCGGGGTCCGTGGCGGGATCAAAGAATTTACCGTGAGCCGATGGGAACCGTACGAAATCAGCTCGGTTGGTGTTCCGGCAGATTATTCGGTTGGAATCGGCCGGGGGGACGAAGAATTGACGCGTGAAGCTGTTTTTATCGAGGAAGATCAAATGGACGAAGAACTGACCCAAGCCGAGGAGACCCGGGCTGAACAAGAACAGGATCACAAAAGCAAATACGGCAACGTTCCGTATGCTGATTCCAAGCATCACAAGTACCCGATCGACACTAAAGCTCACGTCAAAGCGGCTTGGAGTTATATTAACATGCCCAAGAACGCCAAGTTCTATTCATCGGGCGAACTGGCCACGATCAAGGGTAAAATCAAAGCGGCCGCCAAGAAGTTTGGGATTGAGATTTCCAGCGAGAAAGCTGCCGCCGATGACGACGATGAGACTGAGGATACCGACGCGGCGATGCCGAAATCGAAAGCTATGATGGACGACGACGACGAGGACGATGATGGCCCAGACATGAAAGGTGCCCCGTCCAAATCGATGATGAAAGCAATGCCAGATGGGAGCGTAGTTAGTGCCGAGAATAATATGGCCGAAATTGAAGTTACGCGTGAAGATATCACCCGAACCCGGGATACTGAGCTCTCCCGGAGCCGTGAAATCATGTCGATGGCGACTCGGTTTAACTTGCAGAAGGAAGCCGAGGAAGCCATTCGTAGCGGCCAAACCGTGGCCGAATTTCAATCTTTTGTTCTGTCCAAGCAGGGGACTAAGGCCATCGAATCCAGAATCCGCACCGTCGATCCGTTCTATGGAACCGACGAAAAAGAGCGCTCGAGGTACAATATCGTCAAGGCCATTAACCAAGGTCAACGCGAGTTGGACGGCTTTGAGAAGGAGATGTCCTCGGAGGTCGAACGCCAGGTTGGCCGGCGCCCAGACGGATTCTTTGTACCGGAGTTCGCGCTCTTCACCCGTAGCCAATTTGAGGCTGAGATGAAACGTGATCTGGCGGCCGGCACTCCGAATCTGGGCGGCGACTTGATCATGACCTATGTCGAGCCCAGCCTGATTCCGTTCCTTCGCAACCGACTAGTCGTCGGCCGTATGGGTTGCTCGATGTTCACCGGGTTGCGCGACAACTTTGCTCTGCCCCGGCAGGTCGGAGCCGGCACCGCTTCGTGGCAATCAGAAACTGGCGCCCTTACCAATTCCAACGTTACCTTTGATCAAGTCTTGCTTAGCCCGCTTCGGCTCGGGTCACAGTCGGCTTATTCCAAATGGCTGCTGAACCAGGCACGAGTTGATGTCCAAAGCGTGGTGCGCGAGGATCTGTTGAAGATTATTGCTATTGAACAGGATCGAGCGGCGCTATTCGGGACTGGTGGCACGATGCCGACTGGCGTCTTTAACGTGCCAGCCGATACCGTTTACCCGTCAAATTACAACAAGACAAGCCCGAGCATAACCTTTGCGACCTCAGGCTATCCGAGCTGGAGCGAGATAGTCAGGTTCGAAGGACATATCGAGCAGAACAATATCGATCTGGACGATTCGAGTTGCGGTTACGTTTGCACGCCGGTCGCTAAGGCAACGCTAAAAACCATTGCTAAAACAGATCCGCGGGCGACCAATCAATTTTACCCTGAGTTTATCTGGGAAGGCGGCGCGGCCGGCGGCCCGGAAGGTCGGATGAACGGCTACCGGGCGCTGGCCAGTAACCAGCTTAATGCCACGAACCAAATGATTTTTGGCAAATGGAGTGACATGATCCTTGGAATCTGGGGTGGACTTGATCTGTTGACCGACCCTTACAGTTTAGCGTCCAGCTACCAGATCAAGGTTATCGTCAACATGATGTGTAACATATGCCTCCGCTACGGGCCTTCGTTCTGTTACTCGACCAACGCAGCGAGTACGCTTCTTGCGGCGGAGACGAGCGAACCAGCGCCGACCGAACCCGCAGCTGAACACGGGAAAGAACACGGAAAAGGACACGGGAGAGGTTAAGCTCTGAACGGCAACCCGCCGACCACTGGTCCGAGCTCGGCTGTAGGAAATAACTTCTTACAATTTTTTGACTACGCTTTAGGGGTCGATGGTCAGACGTGCGCCATTACGTTCTCAAACGGCATCGAGCTCTCGATTCAATGCTTGTGGATCTACGATCATTCCGATTACATCCACACCCACACGCACGAGCTTAACTCGATCGGGTTTCAGAACCAGCAACGGGTGATGTTCAAGGCCGGCGACGTGCCGGCGGAAGCCACCGATTTTATTCGGGCTAAAGATTACATCATCTTTAACGGGGTAAAGTTCTCCATTAACCAGGCACGGTTGAAGTCGGGGCTATGGACGTTAACGTTGTGGGTCTTTGGCGTGACGCCGCGCGGCATATGATTTCGATTCAGATCAATCCCGAGCAACTTAACCACGTGATTTCAGCTTTGAGCGGGATCGTCGGTGGGGCGCCGTTTGCCGTTAACGAAGCAATCCGGTACACGCTGCGCCGGGTTCGGACCAAAGCGGGACAAGCGGCCACGGAGCGCTACAATATTTCTTCGCGGTGGGTTACCGGCCAGGCAATGGCGCCGATCGTCGGCGGAATGAGCGGTAAAATGATTATTGCTGGTGCCCGAGCACCTTTGCAATTGTTTCCGCATTCCGATATCCGGCCCGGGGGCGTCGAAGTACAGGAACTTAAAGGGCACGCTATGACGCTGCGACACGCTTTTGTCAGGTCCGGGGTCATGACCCGCGGCGGGATCGGCGCGCCGCGTTACCCAATCCATCCAATGGTTGGCGTGTCCGCTCCGGAAATGGTTGGTGAATCTACTCAGGTTTGGCCTGGGGTGGAGCAATTCATGGAACAGGTTATGATGCAACGCCTTGAGCACAACATCGGAGCGATCTTGAGCGGAGCGATTGCGCTTTAGTGTCAAATGTTTTTCTTCACGGCAACCGATTTAGAACTGGCGCTGGTCAAAGCCGTCAATAGCTGGATCAATGATCCGCCTATCCTGATGCGGACCCCGTACGATCCCACTAATACGGCCGGGGTTCTTCCGAGCGTTTATCAAGGACGCGTGCCCTCAGCTCTAGCGCCTGCTAGTCCGGCCATTAACAGTGATTTCCCCTATAAAGCGCCCAGTATTACGATTTCCGCCGGCCGCAAAGATTATCGACGGGTTGGTGGTATCGCGATCGTCAATATGCTGGTTATCACTTGGGACGACGACTTGGGGCGGAACGGTTACGCCGATGTGGAAAATATCTGTCAGCGGATCGTCTACGGGATTTACGAGGCCGGGATCATAGCCGGCGCGTTTCCGTTACTGGACGACATCGTGCATTCGGAGACCATCAACGATCCGTCAATTGATTACTTTGGCTATTTTCTGGGCCGGGTCGAAGCTAAGTTTGGTATCTACACGCCGCAACCGATGGAGGATCAGTACCCGCTCGCTTCGCAGGACGTCAAGGTCTCTACCGTGGCAAAGTAAGACGTCGAGCAAGCGTAGTTAGTGGCTGAAGTGAACGAAGCAACCGAAGTTACTTTCCCGGTCATGTATACCGGGCCTAACCTGCGCAAGGTCGGGCTGTCTACTCATACCCGATTCACTGACGGGTTCCCAGAGCACGTCAAGATTGCGCTCCAACGTAACCCGAGTCTGCGCAGATATTTTGTCGACTGGGACCAATTCTGGCGCTCGCCGACGCCACCCGGAGCGTCGCCTAAGCCGGTCCCCTCCTCGTTACCGCCGGCCAACAAGAAACAGGCTGCCTTGGCTCGCCGTGAAGTCGCTCGGCGCTCCCCGACCATCTCCAGTACTTTCACAACCCAAGTATAAATTATGGCCAAGCGCGGTATTCAGGTCAGCGACGTTCCTTCCAGTCTGTCGGTCATCTCCCCGGTACCCAGCGCCCATATCGTGGCAATCGGTGCCGCTCCGCTGGATACGGTGCCAGGGATTCCATGGAGCGCATCGGGTTTTGCAAACATGGTCAACGTGGCCGTATTAACCGAAATTCCCTCGGATTTTACGACGCAACTCGGTTTCTCGACCACATTCGGGCCTGGCGTACCCGGGGCTTATAGTCTTTCGGAGGTTTATGACGCGGCTTATGTCGAAGCCAGGGTCAGCCCCGTGACCTGTATCAACGTGTACAACCCTTATACGATGTCGGTTCCCAATTCGCTCACCAGTCAGGTTTGGAATTCGCGGAACCAGATTGCCGTTCCTCACCGGGTGATTTATTCATCGCTTGTCGTGACCGGTACGACGGGGACAACTTACGTTATCAACACCGATTACACCTTCGCCTACGACGACGATACGACCGCCACCGGGACCATCACGGGCCTGGCCGGTTCCCCGATTCTGTCCGAATCGAGTCTAACGATCAATTTCTCCAGCCCGAACCTGACGGCGGTTACTAAAGACATGATCATCGGTGGGGTTGATACTCAGGGCAACAAAAGCGGCATGGCCGTGATAGAGGACGTTTTTACCGTCACCGATTATCCGCCCGCCATTCTGATTACGCCGGGATTCGGCCATGATCCGGAGGTGATTGCGGCCGCCAATGCCGCGGTGCAAAATATTAATAACGGCCGGTTCCGAGCCATCTTTTGCGGTGACGTGGACGCACTTGCAGTTAAGAACTATTCAGGAATCTTCAGTTGGTTGCAGCAGAACAACGCCGTGTCGAGTTTCGAACGGATGGGTTGGCCGGCGGGTGCGCTGGGTTCCAAGCGTTATCACGCTTCGACCCTCGATGCGGTCATGTTCGGCGTGACCGATAACCAGTTCTCGGGAATTCCGTACGTCAGTAATTCCAACAAAAACGTGTTCATCACTGAAACGATTCTGTGGGATGGCACGCCCATTACGATTAATCCGACCCAGGCTGATTCAATCGAAGAATGGGGGGCGTTTACATTTATCAATTATCCGCCGGAGGGCTGGGTGACGCTTGGCGATTACACGGCTGATATCGCCAGCGGTGACCCCGTTAATTTCTGGGCATGTTTTCGCCGAATGTGGATCTGGCTGGGGAACACGTTCAGTAAAAATTACGGGGTCTGGATTGATCAACCGGGCAATTTGCGTTCCCTCTCGACTATCGTTAACAGCGGTAACGCGTTTCTCAA